CTTTGATTTATTGAATGTTTTTAGGTCAAGTTATAAAAGTTTCAAAAACATGATGAATGGTAAAGCTTTTAAAATTTGTTCTCAAATTTTAATGCTATTAATTACTAATACTGCATGCATTGGAGGATTATTAGATTTCAATATTGCAGGTTTTAAAATTTTCAATGAATCTTTTTTAAAAAAGATAACGTCCAAAACTACCACAACTGCGGTTGATGTGTTTGATTTAATTATGGAATCTGTGGATTATTTCATAGAAATAGGTCATTTATGTTTTAAACATAAGTCTTTTAAACCATTATTATTTGATAATTATGAGCAATTAGTTAAAGCTGAATTGCATGTTAAATTTGTGTCATCATGGCCAGCTGTTAAAGAACTTGATTGGATTAATTCTGGTTTTAGGGATGAAGTTGATTACCGAGAACAGGCAACCGAATTAATTGAATACTATAAGAAGCAATATGCAGCTTTGAAACATTTAAATAACCACGAAGCTGAAGTAGTACGTAGAAAATGGGAGGTCATAGAATCCAAGCTGCAAGAAATGGTACGATTGTCTATGTGTGGTAGATTGCGCAAAGCTCCTTTCGCGATATGCATACACGGAGGATCGAGCGTTGGGAAAAGCTCAATATCTCAAATTCTTACAACTAGTGCAGTAATTGCACAAGGAGGAAATCCTAGCCCGGAGTATGCTACAGTTTATAATCCAAACGATAATTTTTTTTCTACTTACAAATTTGGAACTGAGGCCATTTTATTAGATGATATGTGTAATACAAAACCAGATTTTGTTAAAAATTCACCTGTGGAAAAAATAATAGAATTTGTTAATAATATTGCATCATATCCTGTGATGGCTGATTTGGCTTCTAAAGGAAAAATTCCATTGGAACCTAAAGTAGTAACGGTAACAACCAATGTAGAAGATTTATTGTCAAACGTGTATTCCATGGAACCAGTATCAATAATGCGTCGTTTTAATCTATTTGTATCTGTACAAGTTAAAGAAAAATTTGCTCGGAATCCAGGAGTGGCACCTCAACATTTACAATTGTGTCCCAATTTAGCGAGAGAGTATACAAACTCAATTACTAGCAGTGATAATTTAGACATTATTTTTGCAGATTTGTGGGACATCTATTGCTTTACTATTGAATCTACTGGGAATGATGGCAAAGCTCTTATTTTTAAGAAACCTATTAAAAGCGACAAACATGGAAATTGTTTACCTATGTCTATACGTGAGGTGCACACTATGGTGTGCGCTATGGCAAAGAAACACAATGATGACCAGAAATCTGTAGTGAAGCGCATAGCCGATCTACCTCGAGCTTTGTCAGATGCTTATGCAGAAGTATATCCTCATAATAGATCATCTTATGAACTACAGAAACAATCAGGTAGTTTGGAAGTGCTTGTGCATCCATTTGTGCCGACCACTATTGGTTTTAACAAATGGTGGTACATCACTCCTTTATTATTTTCTTTTAGTTTTACTACATGCATATTTGGTTACTTATCATTGTTTGTTTATAGGCAATATGTATCATATAAAAAGAAAGAAAGATATATCCGTAGTGTCTTAAACAATCCAATCACTTGTGGTATAATATCTATATCTACTTTAAGTTGTTTCTCCATTTTATTTTCTACGATTTTGAAATGGGTTGTTAAGGGTGTTGTAAGCCAATTGAGATCTAAATTTGCAAGCCAAGGTAATCTTGCACCATTGTCAGTAGAACAATTAAACAAAAATTCTGGAAAACAGAATGTTTGGGTTAAACAAAATTTAGAGAGAATTAATGTTAAAGGTTGTGTTACTATGATTGATCAACAGCTACTTAATAAAGTAAAAAAAAATATGGTAGTTGTTATCTCGGAATCTGGGGTGGAAGTTGATAAATTTAATTTCGTAAATGGTTTTTTCGTTAAAACAAATTTTGTTTTAATTCCTAATCATTTTTATGATCTAATGTTGGAAAAACAGGTAAATTATTTACGTATTCGATCCAGTAGAGTAGAAGGTAAAGAAGATAGAGTGCAACGCATTAATTTTAATAAAAATATGTATTTTAACATTCCTGGTACTGATTTAGGCCTTTTATATGTAACATATGGTGTACCTGTTGCAAATTTAGTGCAATTTTTTCCAAATAAAATTCATGAGCGCAACATACCTGCAGAATTAGTTTATTTAACTAGTGATGGTTTTAGAAAAACATCGTCAGCTTTGCTTAAACATGGTATGCAAACTACAGTTAATACCGGTGAAGTTTTCGGATCGAAATACGAGGGATATTCGTACAAATTGGATGATAACACACCCACGTTTAACGGTATGTGTATGGGAACTTGGGTTTCAAATACTAAACCCACTAGCATAATTGGTTTTCATTTAGGTGGATCAACTGGTACACCACATGGTTGTTGTGGAGCTTTAGATATTTTTAGTTTAGAAACAGCAATTGATGTAGTGTTAAAACGAAACATTGATGCTCTTAATTTGAGTTCCGAGGGGGAGTTTGACCCCCACTTTGGTATAGCACATTGTAAACATATTAATCCAATTTTGACACCAGATGTGAAACCCGATCACCCTATGCTTTTTATACCTAGAAACGATTATATAATTAATTACGGTGACATAGGTCCGACGCATAAGTATCGCACTAAAGTGGAAATACGTAAATACGCCCAGGATTTTTTTTCTTTTATTGGAAGGGATATAATTTATGGACCACCCAATATGAATGCACCACCTAAATGGTTTCATTTTTCAAAAAACTTATTTAAGTTTGCAGAACCTGGTATTGGTCCAAAATCCTGCATTTTACAAAGGGCTGTGCAAGATTACTTATTACCCATAAGGAAAAATTTAAAATTGTTTGCTGCCACTGGTAACTTATTTTCTCGACCATTGACTAACGCAGAAGTCTTGAATGGAATACACGGTATGCGCTTTATTGATAAAATGAAGGGCACTTCTTCTATGGGCTTTCCTTTATCCGGAACATTGTCTGAATATATTGAAGGGCCAGAAGGTTCTAAACGTTTTAAAAAAGAAGCAGAGTTTTTGTGGGATCGCGTAACTCAAATGGAAGAAGACTATGTTAAAGGAAAAAGGTGTTATCCTGTTTTTACAGCACATTTGAAAGACGAACCAAAAAAAATAGGCAGTGAGAAAGTGCGAGTATTTTTTGGTGCTTCAACAGACCTTAAACTAATTGTCCGCAAATACTATTTACCTATTGTTAGGTTATTATCTGAGATGCCATTAATGTCAGAATGTGCTGTTGGGATTAATAGTCACGGTACAGATTGGGGGGAAATGATTTCACATATTTCATTTCATGGTGAAGATCGGATAGTTGCTGGTGATTATTCTGGATATGATCAACAATTACCATTGAATGTTACTCAAGCTTGTATGGGTATTTTAATTCAAATGGCTGAAGATATTGGATACGATGCTGAGTCTTTAGTCATTATGAGATCTATTGTTCCTGACATTACCACACCTGTTGTCAATTTTTATGGATCATTAATAATGTTAATGGGAGGCAATCCTAGCGGTCAAAATTTGACCGTTTATTTGAATTCTTTAGTGAATTCCATTTTGTCACGGTGTGCATTTTATAGTTTGGCACCTTCGCAGAGCTTTGCCTATTATCGGAAATATGTGCACCAAATTACATATGGGGATGATGACGTTGGTTCCGTTTCTACTTTGTGTCCTTGGTTTAATTCTGTTTCTAAAGCGGAAGTATTACATTCTTATGGATTAACATACACACCACCTTCAAAAACTGGTTCTCATGTAGCTTATATGGACTTAAAAGATGTAGATTTCTTAAAAAGGAAAAACGTATATATTCCTGAAATTTCAGCATGTATTGGTGCTTTAGAGGAGGATTCGATTATGAAATCTTTGTCGCATGGAATCCCATCCAAAGAAATGACAGAAGAAGAAATATTTGGGCAAGTAATTGACGGAGCTTTACATGAGTATTTTGCTCATGGTAGAGAAAAGTATGAAACTTTTAGGGAGAAAGTTTCTGAATTTTTAATTAGACATAATTTGCAAAGGTTTTCCCAAACCTTAGATGTAGATTTTGATGCGCGTATAGAAAGATGGCGTGCTGATCATTGTGTCGAACATTAGTGTATTGGATACCATATAGTTTTCGCAATACTATATAGGCTTGCACTAATTGGGCGAATTTCATCATGAAACTCGTTATTTTTGAGTTAAGATAACGTTTTATATGACTCACTAACACACAAGGAGGGAGTTCACCCTCGAAGTCAAACAATGAACACCCCTGGAGTATAGCCGGATTTACTCCTCCGGAAGGGCTGGATAGCCCGATGTATTCTGATTCTCAGGAATCACTTAGGCAACGCAGTACACAACGGTTTATTCCTAATGGACATTGCGTCGCGACTCACTGCAATCCAAAATATTATGGATTATTATCACACGGTAGAACGACAACGTATTGGCCATCTCATATGTGCCATGTATGTTGCGTTGGTGCTTCTTTGCCTCAATTCGTGCCTCAATCTGGTATATTTTATACTGGAGAATATTATGAAGGTGTCGTAATATTACCAGAGTTTGTTTATCCTGATGGTAGTTTGATAATTGATGCAATTAAAGAAGTTATACAGAAGAAACTTGATTATGATTTGTATTTTGAAATAGGAGATTTTTCTTTACCAATGCCAGATAGTGATTTTTACGCTACTGCTTTGAATACTGCTAAACGTTTTTTAAAACGATATCAGGAAGCTAACACTTTTGTGGCACCACAACAACCTAAAAATTTACCTCAGTCTGGTGTGTTGACATCAGAAAGCATGGTTAAAGATAAAAAACAAATTCTGACCACTTTTATAAATGATACTATATCAGAAGAAGTATCATTTGATACGGATCACGAGAGAACATTGTACTCACACGATTCAAACATTGAGCAGTTGCAACATTTTTTGTCGAGACCTTTATTGGTTAACACATTTATATTAACACCTGGTTCTACAGCAGTTGCAACTAATCCTTTAATTAACCCTGTTCAAATTTTACCAAATCAGTTTTTTACTAATAAGAGGATTATGAATAGGATGAATAATTATAGAAATTTTAAATGCGATTTATGTTTTAAATTTTTGATAAATGGTACACCATTTCATTATGGAAGATATATTGCAGCAGCTTTACCCAATCATGTCGAAGACAGTTTATCGGCCTTAAGTAATATAGCTACAAGTGGTGGACCGTTGAACCGTTGTAGATTATCTCAACTTCCACATGTTTATTTGAATCCAACAACCAGTCAGGGAGGTTGTTTACGTTTACCATATTTACATAAGTTTGAATCGTTTAGTTTGGCGTTGAACGAGCAAAATAATATGGGAACTATCTTGTTGGGTGAATTAGTTCCTTTATTACAATTAGGAACAGCAGTGGATACTATTACGATATCAGTATATTGCTGGGCAGAGAATGTAGTATTTGGTGCTCCTACTAATAATAATTTACCTGGTTTGGTACCTCAAAGTTCTGATGAATATCAAGAAGAAGGTCCAATTAGCCATATTTCTAATTCATTGGCTTTGGCTAGCGCACATTTACATGGTATACCAGTTATAGGCAAATATGCTCATGTTTCTACAACTATGTTTAGGGCCCTATCCAATATTGCTAATTTACTTGGTTATTCTAGACCAGCTCTTGTTTCAGATTTTAGTTTTGTTAGAGAAAGAAAGTTTCCGAATTTTTCTTCCACTATGCAAAAAGATCCTGTATATAAAGTAACATTGGATGATAAACAAGAGGTTTCTATTGATCCTCGTGTTATAGGTTTCAATGGTAAAGACAATATGTTGATATCCGATATAATTGAGCGATCTGCAATTATTCAAAACGTCACGTGGAGAACTACTGATATACCGGGTAAATCAATCCAATTTTTTAATGTTTCACCAAACCATTGGGTGACTGGTTTAGGAAGTGCCACGAATCGGATTTGTATGAATCCATTGACTTATGTAGCGCAATCTTTTAGATATTGGCGAGGTTCAATTCGTTTTAGGTTTGTTGCCATCGCATCGTCTTTTCATAGAGGTAGGTTGCGTTTAGTTTATGATCCAGCAGGTTTTGGCACTGTAACTGCTACTACGGTTTTTGAATCAAACACGAATTACAATTATGTATGGGATTTAAGCGAGTCTCATGAAGCTACAATGGACGTGTGCTTTATGAGCCATTTACCGTATTGTAGAACTGCTCGTCCCGGAGCACCTAACATATTTCAAGGTTTTTCAGCCATTTATGGAGGTGCCAATGGGTTAAGTCATAATCCTAGTTTTGATAATGGTTCAATTGCTCTTGTAGTTCAGAATGATTTAACATGTTCCGGTCAAGCAGTATCGGATATTCAAATTATGTGCTACGTGTCGGCAGGTCCTGACTTTGAATTCTTTGAACCAGAACAAGGTATGGACGATTATAGCTTTTTTCCACAATCAGGAGAAATGATGCAAGATGATTTAATGTTGCGTTCTACTACAGCTGATGTAGTTTTTGGGAATTATATTCCTATAAACGATAAGGCATCACAAATTTTTCATGGTGATCCCGTTATTAGTTTACGTTCTTTGTTGAAACGGTACGTTAATTATTTTGTTTTACCAGTTCCTGCTGTTCCTACAGGTTCTTCAGTGTTAAACTGGAACTTGAGTGGTTACCCCATGAACCGCGGTAAAGCTGTTAATGGAATGCATTTGGCAGGTACCACATCTACTAATTATGTTAATAATACACACATAGCTTGGTTTTCTGCATTATTTATGGCCAAACGAGGAGGTATGCGCTGGCGTGTTACTGATGTGTCTCCTAAAGATTTATCTTTTGGTCATCTGCAGTTAATGCGAACACCAAATTCAAATTTTTTGGCTAATATAGGCGCAGCACCTTCGGGTACGTCTACAAGTGCTGTAGCCAAGTCTTATTTGTCAGCATTCACATTGGGAAGTGTGGGTGCTAAATCGTCCATAAATGGTTTTACATTAGGTGAAACCATGGGTGGCGGAAAGATAGCAGCCGATATTGAGCTACCTTTTTATAATAATCGGCGTTTTATCCCGTGCAGAACGGGTGATAATTCTAGTCCTAGTGACATGGGATTATTGATTTCTGCTATTTGTACTAATACAACCACATCAGCAAAAACTGGAGGACTTTTATGTTCTGTAGCTGCAGCTGATGATTATTCCTTATATGGTTTTATTGGTACACCCATTGTACATTACGTTCCTGTTTTAGCATAGGAACTACTCGCGGCAACCGCGGGGTGGCGATCTGGGCGTCATGGGGTTTTCCCGTCATTTTTTAAATTTACCTTAATTTTATGGCGGTTACTCCGCTAGTTTTTAGAGGTTGCAAATTTAAGAAGTGAAAGACCCTACACTTTAAATACGCATAACATTAC